ATGTGAATTTTTAGTATTTGACGAAACACTAATTAACTCTATCAAACTATCAGTTATGGAAGGCAATAGTCCTATACTCAATATGGGACAAACACGCTGGTATAAAAAACCTACAAACCAATACACATATGCAGTAGCACTTGATCCAAGTATGGGCACTGGTGGAGATTTTGCAGCTATACAAGTTATTGAACTACCTAGTTATGAACAAGTTGCAGAATGGCAACATAATCAAACTGCTATTCCAGGACAAATACGTGTATTATCAGACATATGCAAATATATAGAACAAGAAACAAATAACCCGCAAGGGATTTATTGGAGCGTGGAGAACAATGGATTAGGCGAGGCTGCCCTTATCGTTATAAATGACTACGGAGAAGAGAACATTCCGGGTTTGTTCGTCAGTGAGCCTATCCGCAAAGGACACGTTCGTAAATTCCGCAAAGGATTTAACACTACACACAGTACAAAAGTTACTGCATGTAGCAGGCTAAAAACTATGATTGAAAATGATAAAATGATAGTTCATAGTAAACCTTTGATAAGCGAATTGAAGGGATTTGTTGCTACTGGTAGTTCTTATCAAGCTAAAGTAGGAATGACTGATGATTTAGTCAGTGCAACATTACTAGCAATAAGAATGATGGATGTACTTAAAGATTGGGATCCAAGAGTGTACAACACCTTCAATCAAACTGAAGATTTTGAAGATTATGATATGCCTATGCCAATCTTCATAAGTAGCAACTATTGATAAATACAATATGAAGAACTTAAACTACATAGCAAAAGATTTGTTTGCAAAAATTAGAGGACGCTTTCCTAGTGTCACTATTGGTGATGAACAAGGTAAAGTAACCAATGTGCCTGAAGATGCACGTTACTTTGATTTTGACTATAAAGAATCAGAAGATATTTTAGGTAAAGTAAGCATATCATTAGATGAAGATAGTTTAAGTGTAATGTATAGTAACGATTTTGTAGCAAATGAAGACCAGATTACACGTAATAACTGGTATAACTTTTTGAAAGAACTAAGGCAGTTTAGTAAAAAACGTATGTTAAATTTTGATACACGTAATATTACAAAATCAAACCTAAATAAAAGAGACTATCAATACCTAGCTACCAATCGTAATACCGGAGATGAGAACATGACTGAGTCAAAGATGTATGGCAATAATAAAAATAGTTTTCAGAAAATTGGAAACGCAAAGTTGTCTATAAAACACACAGAAGAAATTAATACAGAAAACGCCGCAGCAAGAAGCCAAAAGATAGGCAAGATATTTATAGAGTCACCAGAAGGTGAACGTTTTAGATATCCGTATAAACATCTTAGTGGTGCAAGAGCAATGGCCCGTCATGTAGCAGAAGGTGGAAATCCATATGATGATTTTGGTAAACACATTGTAGGATTAAGTGAAGAATTAGCAAAGTTAAAAAAGTTTAATACATATATGAATCGTTCAAGCGTAATGGCAGAGAGTTTATCCGGTTACTCAGAAGTTGTTAAAGAACGTGTGTTAGAAATCAAAAAGTCAATACAAAATCTCCAGAAAGAATCATTTTACAAAGAAGCACTAGAATCTTTTGAAGCGCCAACACTTGAAGAAGTACCAGATGATGTTAAAGAAAATTGGATTGATCAGCTTACTATAAAACAGTTTAATGAAGAACTAGCTGATGTGTTTCCTTACATATACAAACTAGTCAGTGAAGCAACTAAGGCAAAAGAAATTACAGCAGAAGATTTACTAGGTGAAAAAAGAGATACACATTGTTCAGACAAATGTTGTGGATCAGATGTTAAAGCAGAAGACTGCACTTGTCCACCAGACTGTGAACACTGTAATTGTAATGCAACTAATGTAAACGAATCATCTTCATGTAATTGTGGAGACGATTGTGCATGTGGCGGTAATTGCACTCCAGATTGTAATTGTGGTCCAGATTGTGGAACAGTTACTGAAGGTCCAATTGACTGGATGAAAGACAAGTTTAATAAAGCAAAAGATAATTTCAAGCAAGGGCAGAAAGAGCGTATGGCAAAATATGAAGGCCAACTCAAAATGATGCGTAAGATTATGAAAGATAATGGAATGGACGACTATTCTATTATGAGAGTAGAACAAGGTTGCTTAAATGATCCTAGGGTATGCATGTACAATCACATCCGAAAGAACGGATTCGGACATAAAAACCATAACGAATTACAAGATGTTTACCAAGAATTGAAAAAGGGTTGGACAACACGTTCTGGAACTACTGACGAACAAATTGAAAGTGCATTTGAAGAGCTAATGGGTCAATTTGGTGAAAAACTAACACCTACTGACGACGAATGGTCAAAAAAATTACAAATCCCAAATAGAGAAACTTGGGAAAAATTAATAAAACAAGCCAAAGCCAAAGGCGATAAAAAAATGCTAGGTAAGTTAATGGCAATGGGTCAATTTACAGATGAAGGTAATGCATACGGACATGCAATACAACAAGCAAAAATGCAAGGCAAGAAAAAAGGTGATAAAATAGACGGACCGGATGGTAAAGAAATTACACTAGGTGAGTTTATTCTATCATATTTTGATAGAGAAACTGGAAAATTTCCAAAAGGTGAAACAGCAGTTCTTACTATGGTAGAAAAAGATTATGGTGAGCAATTCATAAATCCTGCCAAGCAGTTCATTGATAAAATAAATAGTCGTGTAGCAGAAATGGGCTACAACGTAGAAGAAAGCGGACTGCAAAGACATATAGGTATCAAAAAGTACGGTAAAAAAGGTTTTGAAGAACTACAAAAAGCCGGACGTGAAGGCGCAAGTGAAGAAGAAAAAGGCGCAATCAAAGACAAATATATATCTAGAGAGTCCGACGACATTATGAGATTAGCTGGCTTATAAGCTAGTTCATTGATTTTTTTCAAGTTTTTTTAAGAAAAGACTTGACAAGTGGTGTAGTAGAGCGTATTATATACACTGTGCTACACAAAAAGGCACAAGCACATAGGCAATTTTAACAAGGAGGCACAACTATGGCATCATTAGCAGAAATCCGAGCAAAGCTCAAAGAACAAGAATCACGCACAAGTGGCAATTCAGGACCAAGCGGTCCAAACCCAATTTACCCATTTTGGAATATTAAAGAAGGTGAGAGTGCAACACTCCGTTTCCTTCCTGACGGTAATCCAGACAATACGTTTTTCTGGGTAGAAAGATTGATGATCAAACTGCCGTTTGCAGGTATTGCTGGTCAAACTGACTCGCGTCCTGTACAAGTACAAATTCCATGTATGGAAATGTATGGCGAAACTTGTAATATTTTGAACGAAGTTCGCGGTTGGTTTAAAGATCCTAGTCTAGAAGACATGGGTCGTAAGTATTGGAAGAAACGTTCATATATCTTCCAAGGATTTGTTACAGACAATCCATTAGAGAATGATGAGGCACCTGATAATCCTATCAGACGCTTTATTATTGGTCCACAAATTTTCCAAATTATTAAGCAGGCTCTTATGGATCCTGATATGGAAGAATTACCAACAGATTATACTGCTGGTGTTGACTTCCGCCTTAATAAAACTTCAAAAGGTGGTTATGCAGACTACGGCACAAGTAATTGGGCACGTAGAGAACGTGCATTAGGTGATTCAGAAATGAATGCAATTAACACTCATGGATTGTTTACCCTAAGTGATTTCCTCCCTAAAAAGCCGGGCGAAGTTGAGCAGAAAATTATGCAAGAAATGTTTGAAGCATCAGTAGATGGTCATGCATATGACGAAACAAAGTGGGGTCAATATTTTAGACCCGCTGGTATGGCGCAACGTACAGGTGATCCTGTAGCAACTCCGCCAGCATCTACACCGGCACCTGCGGCAACACCAGCACCTGAAGCGGCACCTGCTCCAGTAGCAGAGACTGCTCCAGCACAAGAAGCAACCCCAGCACCAGCGGCTGAGGCGGCTCCTGCAGAAGGTGGCAAAGCAGAAGACATTCTTGCAATGATCCGTTCAAGACAGTCAAATTAAAATATATGACAGCTATTAACGAAACCGAAGCAGAGATTCATGGTTTACCTGTCAACACTTCACAAGTTAATAGCTGTCACGCTTTTTAGATAGGAGATAACATGGCAACAAAAGCATTTGACCCTACGAAGTTTAGAACTTCGTTAACGAAATCCATTACAGGTATGAGTGCAGGATTTAATGATCCTACTGATTGGATTTCAACAGGCAACTATGCACTCAACTATCTTATTTCAGGTGATTGGAACAAAGGTGTTCCGATGGGTAAGGTAACAGTATTTGCAGGCGAATCAGGCGCAGGCAAGTCATACATTTGTGCAGGCAATATTGTAAAGTATGCACAAGAGCAAGGTATTTTTGTAGTTCTTATTGACAGTGAAAACGCACTTGATGAAAGTTGGTTACATGCACTTGATGTAGATACATCAGAAGAAAAACTACTTAAACTAAACATGTCAATGATCGATGACGTTGCTAAAACTATTAGTGTGTTTATGACAGACTACAAAGCAATGCCAGAAGAAGACCGTCCTAAGGTATTATTTGTTATTGATAGTTTAGGCATGTTGCTAACACCTACAGATGTTGATCAGTTTAACAAAGGTGATATGAAAGGTGATATGGGTCGTAAGCCTAAGGCATTGACTTCACTTGTTCGTAACACAGTTAATATGATTGGCTCGCATAATGTAGGACTTGTATGTACTAACCACACATATGCATCGCAAGATATGTTTGATCCAGATGACAAGATTTCAGGTGGTCAAGGCTTTATCTATGCATCTTCAATTGTTGTAGCAATGAAAAAACTAAAACTAAAAGAAGATGAAGATGGCAACAAGATCAGCGAAGTGCGTGGTATTCGTGCAGGTTG